AGTTCGGACTAGAAAACCACGAGTCAAGATCAAGACTGCCGGGTTGTGCGATGAGAATGTGATTCTCATGGAGGATTACTACATGACGAAGCGTCCAGACCTGGACGCCTTATTAGACTTCAATCCACATGTGGTTGGTACACCTGGGCAGTTTTTGCCATAGATGCGAGCATTGATCCGCCTTTGTCAAAGCCAAACAGAGCGAATGGCCATACACGGGGACAAACTAGTTCCGTTTGATTAGGTTGTCGTTGGCAAGGTGGTGAGCCGCAGTGGATCTCAAGTCCTTAACAAAGCGTTGGGTTTGCCCATTATAGAATATGAATTCTCCTCGAAGGCCCTCGACAGCTATGTCTGGGCTATGAACAGGCATTTGTCTGCAAAAATGCAACCCGATATGGCCACAGTAGCTGACTTCTAAACAATGACCGATGAATGCATAGCCAGCTTTGTGAGACAAATCTTTGACAAGAGACCAGAGCCGAGAGGGTTTCTCCTCGATTATCCAAAAGGACAAGATCAATGGTCCGACGCGAAAAAGTTGAAGTATGAGAAGAACCTGATGAGGGTCTTCTATGATAAATAATATAGAGACTACCTATGTTCCTTCACTCTTATGGTGAAGACAGGTGAAGTCCATGCGACCACGGACATACAACTAGACAAGGATGGTCACATTACAGGCGTGTCTGCCAGGCCCAGAGCCATTATGAATCCTACAAAGGGAGCATTCGGATTAATGCAAGCAGTGTAAACAGAAATTTTCCCTTTGATCAAGCAAGTCATTCCGGGCTTCATTCATAGTATGACCACGATAGAGATATTAGCCCTAATCAAAAGTAAGATCCGGTCAGATTATAAGGCCATCTCCATAGACGGCAGCGCATTCGATTCTTCCCAGTTTGAGGCCCTGATGCGATGTGTGGATGACACATTTTGGCGATTCATGCAACCGTATGTGCGGAAGATAATCTAGCACAACTGGGAGGCTATGGCTATACCGCCTAACAACACAGTCGATGAGATAACTGCAAACTTGATGGATGCACTGTTGCAATCCAGGAATACTGTGTTTGTCAAAATTCCTGGCGTCCAAGCGCCAGATTGGCCCAATCATGTGCGAGCCCGTTTCTACCGAGACGTCGACGAATCCTTCAAATGGAAGGGAACTCGTCCAGAATAGGATTGGATCTTCATGGAACTGAACGGCACGACTTTCAGCGGCCACTCTACAAAGACCACTCTGGGCAACACTCTCCGGACACTTTGCTATGCCTGGTACTACCAGAGACAGGCAGGAATTTCCAGGACACCTTGGGACTGCGAGCTAGTGTTCACTATAGCATCAGGCGACGATTGCGTTATGTTCGTCCATCCCGACCATGCACAACATTTGTACAATACTATTATGAATTTGTCGTGCAGAAATACCAGACTCCAGATAGTGGGTCTGGGTCAATGCATAAAGGAGATCCAGATTGGCAAATTTTACGAGATAGAGTTTTGCTCAAAATGGTCGGACTCTGCGGACGGATCTCTGGAGTCGTGGAAGATGTG